GTTAAAAGATAAAAAGCTATGGAGTACTAAGAAAAAGTTCAAATCTCCAGATGATTCAGTTAGAGATTTAAAAAGATCAATCGCAGTAGTTCAACATTCACCTATAACATATGGAGGAGTACATACCCATAACATATGGGATAGTCAATACAGGAACGGCAAACGAAGTATGTACCATTATGTAGGTGCATTTACAGAATTTGCTCAGACACAAGCTCCAGAAGTTCAGTATCAAATAGAAGAAGAAGCTGGCGAATTAACTTCATGGATACATAAAAATAAAGCAGTACTATTAAATTAATCCCAATAGTACTAATAGGATTTATTTGGACAGTCTCAGGCGGGGAAAGTGGAGGGAATATTCAGGTGTAAGGTGATTCTGATATATTCAGGCAGGACTGTCCATTTCATCCAAGGGTCAACCAAGGGTCAACCAATCATTTAAATTTATCCACATAGGTACTATCCGGTCAAAAAATCGGTTTAGTACTATCCCGATTAATTAATCTTAAATATATAAAGGTAAAATGGAAAATACAAATACAACAATATTCTCTAAAGTTCTTGCAGGCAAGATAAATAACCGTACTTTAATGGAAGTAGATATATCCGAGTTAAATTCTAATCCATTAAATCCACCAGAAAGAACAGCAACTAATACAGCTTTCTTAACACTTAAAAAAGTAGTTAGAGAGTTTGGTGTTTTAGATGTAATTCACTTCTGTGGCAATACAGGAACACTTATTAATGGTCATAGGAGAGTAGAATCAGCAAGAATAAACGGAATAACTAGAGTAACTGCATATCGTTATAATAATTTAACAGATGAAGAAAGGAACATGTTATTTATACATTTAAATACAACTTCTGTTCCATATACAGGAGCGCAAAAGTTATTTACTTACCTAAATGGAGGTACAGTAGATAAAGAATTTGCAAGAATATGCCACCAAATCATTAAAATAGGTGACTCTGTACGTCCCGGTAAAGGGATAGAGTATTTAAATATCATGCGAAACAAGAAAAAGAGTCCAGCTTCATACATGATAGGAGTCCATGAATACTGTAAAGTAATCGGCAATGATTCTAAAGTAACAAAAGATAGAGTTTTAAATTGGATGTTAAATGTAGGTACTGCTCACAGGATAAANGCTCTTATATCGTTAAAATGTCCTGCTCATTTACTTAAAATTGGTATTAACTCAGGTAGACCAATTAGAGGTACTTGGGAAATTACAGCAGGATAATTTTAATTGACATTAATTATTTGCTATAATATACTTGCGTTGTTTACAATGTCAACTATAATAAAGGCGACTATGAAACTTAAAGAACAATGCAAGCAATTTAAAGTACAATTAAGTAAGATAGCAATTGAGTTGGGTTACTCTAGACAATATGTATATATGGTTGTTGATGGTAATCGTCAAAATAACAAAATTATAACTGCGGTTTACCTAGCTTTAGAAGCAAGAAAAAGTGAACTGCGTAAACTCATCGGATAATCCGAGAAAGGGTAATATGAATAAAAGTAATAACTTTGCAGTAAATGATCTGGAACGTAGAAAACAAGGTATTGGAGGTTCAGATGCAGGTACAGCAATAGGTGTCAATCCGTGGAAGACTCCATTCCAACTATACTTAGAAAAGACAGGTGAAACAATTCCAGAAGATATATCTCACAAACCAGCAGTTAAAAGGGGAGTTAGATTAGAACCTGAAATAATAAAATGGGTAGCAGAAGACTTAAATATAACTATCAGAAAAGACAATACAACACACATATCTGATAAATACCCCTTCTTATTCTGTCACAATGACGGAACTATAGTAGGCAAGAAAAGAGTAGCTGAGATAAAAGCTCCTTCTCTCCATATGCGTGAGTTTTGGGGTGAAGAAGGTACTGATTCAATACCTCAGTATTACTTAGCACAAGGTGTACATGCATTGGCAATTCAGCCAGAAATGGAAGGAGTAGATTACTTCGCATATTTTGACCCCAACATATTGCATTTCAAATTAGAGCGTAAACAGTCTCTTATAGATGCATATATAAATAAAGTCTCTAGATTTTGGGGGCATGTAGTAGAGAAAATCCCACCTAATCCCCAAGATGAAAATGATCTCATCTATAAATACTTCAAGAAAAACAACAAGTATAAACAAGCTAGTCCTCAAATGGATATTCTAGTAAAGGATTTGATACAGATAAAGGCTGATAAAAAAGCCTTGGATGCTGAAGAAAAGGAAGTAAAGTTCCAAATCAAAAGCTTTATTGGTTTTAATGATGGTATTGAACTTAATGATGGCAAAAAAGTCACATTAAGCAGAGTAAAGTTGTTAGCTTTTCAAGAAGCATATTTAGAAAAAAGCTCTCCTAAACTTTATGAACAGTTCTGTACTGTATTTGATACTAAGAATTTTAAGAAACAATACCCTGAAGAATATGCAGAAAATTGTTTCTCAAAAGAATCAACTAGATTAATCTTACCAAGGTATTAACTCTCAAGCAGTTTAAGGGTAAAGGCCGTGATTGAGTTCCTATGGTTTCTCGGACAGATGGCAATGCATCGTCTTTCAATCAGACATACGGTTAAATCAATAAATGGTGCCATTGAAGACTGCCGCACAAAATATATGCGGCAAATACCTTACGATGCCCTTAAATTGCATTCTTTTTTAAAATTAAACATATAAGGACAAAATGACTACAGAAATAACCACATATAATAACATCACTCCAGATCAAGTAAATTTAATTAAAAGCCAAATTGCAGTAGGTGCAACAGATAACGAATTAAAGTTATTCCTTCATGTTGCAGACAAATCAGGCTTAGACCCACTTTCCAGACAGATATATTTCATCAAGCGTAGTGGCAAGATGACTATTCAAACTGGTATAGATGGTTTTAGAGCAGTTGCAGACAGAACTGGTCAGTATATTGGTAGTAGTGATGCTGTATTTGAAGAAATAAGTAACAAACCAGTTCAAGCTACTGTCACAGTAAACAAAGTAGTACAAGGTGTTATAGGCAACTTTACTGCTACAGCTAGATGGTCAGAATACTATCCCGGTAAGTCTCAAGGTTTCATGTGGGATAAAATGCCTCATACAATGTTAGGTAAATGTGCTGAAGCATTAGCACTTAGAAAAGCCTTTCCTGCACAGTTATCAGGTTTATATACTGGTGACGAAATGGATCAGGCTGGTAAAGAAGGTATTCCTAATCAAAGTAAAAATATTAATCCAAAAGGAGGTACTAAGCAATTAGAAGAATCTTTAAAAGAAGAACCTACTAATCAGAGTATAGTTCTTGATATACCTGATAAAGTAGTTTCAGCAGATGAAAGTGATGCGGCATATATAAAAGCTGAAAAGCAACTAGATGAAGCATTTTCTTTCTGTTCTGACAAAGATATACATGATAGGATCATAAATAATCTTAGTGATGCTAAATTTGAGGATACAGAAGAAATAAATGAAGTTCTTAATAACTTTGCAACTTCTCATCCTAATAACAAAGCTAAATTCCAAGATGTAGCTAGAGCTAATACTAAGGAATGGCAAGATAGTATGAGTAAAGAAGCATATGCTCAATTGTATGCATGGATGAGTACACTTAATAGTTACTTTACTGTTAAGGAGGTTGCATGAAGAAATTTCTAGATGAGTTACCAAATTGGATTGATCCTGTAGTTTGGGAACAATATCAAATACATAGGAAAACCATCAAGAAACCTATGAGTGACTATGCAGAATATCTTTGTGTTAAAAAACTAGAAAAAGCTAAAGATGATGGTCACGATCCAAATGAACTTATAAACACTACAATAGAGAAAGGATGGCAAGGTATAGTTATACCAGACAAACCTGCTGGTCACTCTAAACTAGCTAGGGATAGAGGTGGTTGGGGATTAAACCCTGACTACCAGATTGAACAAGCAACCGAAGAATTCTTGAAAGGTAAAAATGTCACAATCAATTGAAGACACCATTCATCCACAAGTTAAAATATTTGTTACAATGCTTTGTGAAGGATTCAACGTGCCTAATTCAGTTACTAAGATGCAAGCATTTGATGAAAAACTAAAGCATCCACATACTCCAGCACTTAGAGAAACATACAATATCTTCACAGATGGAAGAGCATCTACTAATAAGATGCCAACCATTGCAGAAGTAATGGAAGTTTATAAAGGTGTAGTTAAAAGAATGACTATGACTTCAGAACAAACATTACTTGAATCACAACCTAAACATATCGACTATGCCAAAAGCAAAGAGTTTTTCAGTAAGCTCAAGAAAATGGTTGCTGGCGAAATACCTAAATACAGTCATTCAATAGATCGTAATACTGTTGATTGGCAGAATGGGTATAAGTTTACACTTAGCAGGAACGAAAAGGGGCAAGATTTCGTATATTACCATAATCACCCCATTAATGATCGTTCTTGAACTCTCAGATCGCTCTCTGCTGAAAGAAAGCTAGGCTTCTCATGGATGAGTACCTTTTTCTGAGGCCGTATTTTAGTAGAGAGCTTTATAACTATAACGAGGTATTATGGAAGAATACCCTAACGGTGATTGGCGTAAATATAAAATGGCAAGGCTTAATAAGAAACGATTCTGTATAGAATGCAAATCTGAAATAAATAACTCAGACCGCAAAATACAGAAACGTACTAAGTTCTGCTCAGAAGATTGTGCCGATGACTATAAATGGAATAGAAAGGAAATAACATGTTCTTAGAAACATCAGTTATAACCATAGACGTTGCTCCTTGTTCAAAACCTAGAATGACAAAAAGAGATCGTTGGGCTAAAAGGCCATCTGTACTTAAGTTTTTTGCCTTTAGAGATGCAATAAAGCAAAGTAAGTATTGGAAGCCGCATAATCTACTCTCTTTAGAATCATTTGATATTGAATTTCATATTCCAATGCCTAAGTCATGGAGCAAAAAGAAAAAGTCTCTACACAATGGCGCACCCCATAAACAACGTCCTGATCTAGACAACTATATTAAGGCGTGGTGTGACTCAGTATTTGAAGAAGATTCTGTTGTGTGGAGATTTAAAGCATCTAAACGATGGACTGACCAAAAAGGTCACATCAAATTATCAACACTTTAACATGAGGTATAAACACTTTGCTTGGTGGAAAGTAAATCTTTATAAAAAAAGAACACATGAAGAAGATAAAGCAATATTGCGTAAAGAAATAGATGTCGCAACAGTTGAATATTTAAAAAAGAATAA